CTGCTGACAACGACATCAACGCGTTGAAGCAGATGGGTGCGATCCCCGAAGGCTACACCGTCAACCACTTCCTGACCGACACCAACGCTTGGTTCCTGACCACTGACGTTCCCAACGGTCTGAAGCATTTCGAGCGTATGCCTCTGGCTAACTCGATGGATGGTGATTTCGATACCGGCAACGTCCGGTACAAGGCCCGTGAGCGTTACAGCTTCGGCTGGAGCGATCCGCTGGGTATGTGGGGCTCGTCAGGTTCGTCTTGATGACTCCGAAGAAAAAGGGGCCTTGTGCCCCTTTTTCTTTTACTGTATATTGCTTTTATTCCGGGGTCCCCGGCGTTTCTGACAGTCCCGGCTGACGACATGCAGACAGAACGCCCCAACTCGCATGTGAGGCTCAAATGGCACGCACTACCTTCTCCGGCCCGGTAAAGTCTGACAACGGCTTTGAGGGCGCAATCACTGGTAACGTCGTCGGTAATGTTACCGGCACTCTGACTTCTACCACCACGACTTCCACAGCACTGCTTGCCATTGGCAACGCCGTGAACACCTCCGGCAAGGCATTGGGAACGACGCTGTACAACACCACGACCAAGACTTTCTACGTTGCTCAAGGCGCTACTGCTGGCAGCACTTGGATTGACGCAGGCGACGGTACGACCACCATCACTCCGGTCTGATAGGAGCGCATCATGACGATGCAATACGACGTAAAGTCGGCGCACATGACTTCTACGGGCGTGGCGGTGAACTACCGTACGCGCATCAAAGGGGCCATCGTGTCCGCAAACGCCAGTGCGGCCACTCGTAATACTGTGTTTGCCAACAATGTGACGCAGACGGGTACATACGGGCGGTCAACCAATGTCGTGACGGTGACCATCACCGACCACGGATTGGCCACTGGGGATCGTGTCTGGTTGGACTTTTCCGCTGGCACGGGCGGCACTGCAACAGACAACGTCTATGCAGTCACGGTGTCGGACGCCAACACTTTCACAGTAACAGACTCGGCAACAGGCACTATCACGGGTTCTCCTGCGGTATCTATGTATGCTGACCTGCTTCTGGAGGCCGATTCCTACAACCCGACCGCGTTTAACGTGATCATCCCGGGTGAAGGCATTTTGGCCGAGGACGGCATCTTTGTGGGTCTGGTGACGAACGTGACCGCAACAGTGTTCTATGGCTGAAACAAAATCCATCGACCTCAGTGGGCGCAAGCTCTTCATAGCCATTCCGGCCTATGACGGGAAGGTGCACATCAAGCTCGCCTATACGCTTGCCCAACTGATGCCGATGGCTTTGCGGGTGGGAGTGTCGGTCAAGCTGGGGCATGTCTCTGGCTGCTCGATCATCACGATGGCCCGCAACATGCTGGTCGATGAGTTTTTGAAGTCTGACTGCACTGATCTGCTCTTCATTGACGCCGATGTCATTGCCGAACCTGACCAAATCTTGCGCTTGTTGGCGCAGAGCGGGGACAAGGACATCACCGCTGGGGCGTACCCCCGCCGTCGTAAGGACAAGATGTTCTTCATGGACTTGCACTTTGACGAGAACGGCGACTTGGAGTTTGATGGCTCCATGATGCGTATTCAGCGTGTGGGCACTGGGTTTATGTTGGTCCGCCGCAACGTGGTTGAGCGTCTGGCCGAGAAAGCTGAGCGGTATCTGGGCCAAGACGGCGTTGGGCAGGTTGCCAACGTGTTTGAGTTCACGCTTCGGGACGGCAAGTTTGTGGGCGAGGACTACTCGTTCTGCGACAAGGCCCGTGCCGAGGGATTCAAAGTGTGGATTGATGTGGATATCAGCCTGCCGCATGTCGGCACGGAGGAGTTCACCAACGACTTCAAACAGGAAGTGGTGGTGCCTCTGCTGGAGGAAATCCGCAAAAACAAACTGAAAGTCGTAAATGGCTAAGACTGAAGCATGGCAACGCAAGGAAGGCAAGAACCCCAAAGGTGGACTCAACGCCAAAGGGCGAGCCTCCTACAACAAGGCCAACCCGGGCAAACCGGGGCTCAAGCCTCCGCAGCCCGAGGGCGGCTCACGCCGCGACTCTTTCTGTGCCCGGATGAAAGGCATGAAAGCCAAGTTGACGAGCGAGAAAACAGCCAAAGACCCGAACAGTCGTATCAACAAGAGCCTGAGGGCGTGGAATTGCTGACATGAGCGAGAACACGGATACCGTCAAGAATGTGCTGGATGTCGTAGCGATTTTCAGCACTATTGGCGCGTTTTTAAACATGCTTACGCCGCTATTTGGCTTTATTGGCGCGATCGTTGGTGTCATGCGCATCTACGAAATGACCACGGGGAAAGACTTTTACAGGCTTTTCCGTAGGAAGAAAGACGATGCCGAGCAAAAGTAAGGCACAGCACAACTTGATGGCGATGGTGGCCAATGACCCCGCCGCTGCCAAACGTGTAGGAGTCCCACAATCTGTCGGTCGTGAATTCATGAAGGCAGACAAGGGAAAGCGGTTTGGGTCTGGTAGTCGCGCTGACATACAGGCGATCAACAAGCCCAAGACCAATCAAGGCAAACAGGAATTTTTTTCGAAAGGTGGTGACACTATGGCTTCCAAAATGAACCCGGGTTTTATGGCAATGATGGCCAAGAAAAAAGGTGCCCCGGCCAAGAAAATGGCTGGCGGTGGCATCACTACTGCCAAAATGGGTGCGGTTAAGACTGCTGCTCCCAGCCGTGACGGTATGGCTACCAAAGGCAAGACCAAGGGCACGATGGTCAAAATGTCCGGCAGCAAGCCCCTGGGCATGAAGTACGGCGGCAAAGCCTGCTGATATGCGAGCAAGCCGTGGCATGGGGGCGATCATGCCCTCCAAGATGCCCGGTGGGGTGAAGAAGCCTCGCCGGGACGACACCGACTTCACGCAATATGCGGAAGGCGGCAAGGTCAACGCGGCTGGCAACTACACCAAGCCGGAGCTTCGCAAGCGGATTGTGAGCCAAGTCAAGGCAGCGGCAACGCATGGCACCGGAGCAGGCCAATGGTCAGCCCGTAAAGCGCAGCTTGTGGCCAAGAAGTACAAAGCCGCTGGCGGCGGGTATCGAGACTGAGGAGTATTGAAAATGCCAAAAGGATTGCGCAACCCAGCGGAAGAGATACCGCTGGGCATGGTTGGCGGCGGGGGTGGTGGTGTCGGTCGTTTCATTGACAAAGCGGTGCCTGCTGCTACTTTGGCAGGTTTTGTTGGCGCCGGTGCAAAATTAACCGACCTCAAGGCAAAAAATGCAGAAAAACGCAGAGCAGAAGAGGAAGCGACTCGTGAAGCAGAAGCTGAGTTAAAACGGGAATCGCGGCGCGGCATGAAAAGTGGCGGCAAGACAGCCTCCAGCCGTGCTGATGGCTGCTGCCAACGTGGCAAAACTCGCGGCAAGATGGTATGAAAGACCCGCAGCAGTCGCTCAAGGACTGGACCGCTCAAAAGTGGAGGACTAAAAGTGGCAAACGCTCTTCTGACACGGGTGAACGGTATCTTCCAGAATCTGCGATCAAGGCTCTCAGCCCGGCTGAGTACGCTGCGACAACGCGTGCTAAAAGAAAAGGCAAAGCCGCCGGAAAGCAATTCGTGAAACAGCCACCCAAGGTGGCGGCAAAAACAGCAAGGTACAGATAAATGGACGGCGAAGACTTGTCTCTGTTCAAAGCCAAAGCGCAGGCCGAGCTAAATCGCTTGGAGGCCGAGAGTACCGCCAAAGAAGTGGCGGGCAAGGCTATTGGCAAGCATGGCTTGGCCTATATCACGGCTATCGTTGTGGTGGGTGTAGGTGCAAGTCTGGCTCTTGACGAGTCCAAGATTGCTGCGGTAATCGGCTTGGTATCTGCCGCTTTGACGGCGCTGATATCCATGCTCAACGGCATTGCCGGGGCCAACCCAAAGCAGGAGAAGCCTGAGTTTGAAATCATGCGCCAGTTGATCGACAAGTTGGACCGGCTTGACCGGAAAGAGCAACCCATGCGGGTTGATGTCGAAGGCGACAAAGTAACCGTCCGCAAGGGCGACGACGTTGTGACGGCAAAGAAGGATTGACATGGCCACCACATCCGGCGCAGCAAGTTTTAACCTCGATCTGACTGAGATTGTCGAGGAGGCGTTTGAGCGCGTGGGCTCGGAGATGCGCACGGGCTACGATCTGAAGACGGCGCGGCGGTCCCTCAACCTGATGTTCGCTGACTGGGCCAACCGGGGCGTCAACATGTGGAC